AAAGGTAATCCATCTTTATAGTGAATCTTGTATTGATTCAGATCTACGGACGGGGCGATGTGTTCTAGCACGTCCTCGAACGTGTGATCTTTATAGCGAGGAAACGACTTATAAAGTCCGAAAGCTACGGTAATATCGTATAATTTACCAGTATCTATCATAAATACATTACTTTTTTTTGCCTCAAAAATCAACTATTCATCCTCAGATTTAGATACAACATCTGGCAGTTTAGCCACTTTTATATTGACACTTCTAGATATGTCCTCTTGCTTGGTGTCAGTATCTGGGTTGTTAACATCATCTTCGGCTTCTTTATCAGACTTATATTCAACGTTTGTTTTAAGGTTTTTCACTGTAATTTCAGTTTCAATCTCAACGTCTTTAATAACCTGGCCATTGACTATTGTGTCAACCTTGCCTTTTTCTACAAAAGATACCATTTTTACCTCCTTACTCTCTACTTATTTCTAATATTGAAACAACTACATGTAATCTATTAGCAGTTGCAGCTTGTGCCTTTAATACTTCACTTTCAAGAAGAACTAAAGGTTGTGTTAATAATTCGTTTGTTGCTTTGGCAGATATAGCCTTGTCTTTGAATAAACTAAACACTGCATCAGAAGCATCTGTAATAGTTAAAGTGACAGTATCTGCATTGTTACTATCTTCAGAAACTAAAATAGATTTTATAATAGCTCTTGATCCACTAGGAGTTGTATAGACAACCGTATTATCTGTGGTTGTTAAATCTATCTTTGCGTTTTTATATATATTAGCCACTAATAAACCAAGAAAATCTTTCTTGCTCCTGTTTTAATTCATCTAAAAATGTAGAATTTAATTGTTCTATAATAGTTGTTATAGATCTATTTATTTGTTTTTGATTAGAAGTGTCATATTCTTGTTTTGGTTCTGGTATTTTTACATTTATCTTTGCCATTATCTACCTCCGTCTTGTTGTACATCTAAACTGAAAGTACCAAATCTCCAACTTTGATCAATGTCGTCATTTTCTATTTTGATATTAACATATCTACCACGAGCTCTTGTATCTTTTTTAGTTGTTGATGAAGTAATAGAGAAAGGACTTAGACCAGTAGAAGAATCTTCTTGTGATGGAAAACGTTTCACGGCCAACGTTACTTTAGCTGTGCCTTCTAGAACTTTAAAATCTGGTACAAATCTACGAACAGATAAAAATCTATCACCTTCCGTTCCTTGACCTTCTAAATCAAAGTCATAAGACTGTACAAAAGAACTAATCGCGGTGCTCGATCCGTCAGTATTGATTTGATTATTACCCACTTCATGTTCAAAATAAATTGTAGCTCCTAGTCCTGTAACTCCTTGTATTGTTGGAAAAGTTCCGGTGTCAGTAGAAGTATAAGAAGTTGCATAAGGTTTAGGATATATCTTAGCGTCCATCCAAGATGTACGGCCTTCTGTGCTTGTATACCAAATACCACCTGGAACTTGTGAACCCATAGATTCTAGATAATTATAAGCAACTAATCTGTTATTGAAACTTTGACCAGATGTAGGATACCACCAAATAATCTCTGTAAATAAATTATTAACACCTGCTGTAATTTGTTGTCCTTTTGTTAAATCAATATCGTCGTATACAAAGTCTTCAACAGAACAAGGTAGTGATTTAACCGTACCATCAAATAAAAAGAAACCATTATTACTCATCCAGTAAGCAACACCATCTATTTCAACAGCCGCATTCTTACCTATTAAACCACAGTTTGTACCTACTTGTTCAAAACCAAAAGTAAAAGGCGCACCAATAAACTTCATAGTATATAAAGCTGTGTCGGTCCATATTAAGATTGTTTCTTTAGCTTTGATGGCGCCAACTATTTTAGTTCCGTCTTGTAATCTTTGTGTGCCTGCTGCATTGATTGCTGAAGGTATAAAAGTATTTATATCTTCTTGATCACCAAATCTAATGAACATATCATCCTGTGTACTAGTTGTACCTATTGTTGTTTCGGTTCCAAAGTGAATTAAGTGTCTTGTGGTAGGTGATATTAAAGTAGCTCTAGAAGCTGTTTGCTGTAGGTGTTGTAGCTCCGGCGTTCCATGTAAAAGTTTTACCATTTGCAACTGTTGCAACTAATACTTGACCAAAGTTATCTAAGGACCATAGACCTGGTTCTAATTGCACTTGATCAGCTTTGACAGCTACACCCCATCCACCAAAATCTGATGCGTTAGTAGCGGTAGCACCATTACTATGTGTTGCTGCTGTGCTTCCAAGAGCTCCTCTTGTACAGCCTGTTAAATCATTTGTGGATTTACCTGTATATGTAATAAGTTCTGAATCTACTAAAATTGTACCTGCGGTAGGAAAAGATGCAGCACTTGTTAATGTGATTGTTGTTTCTGATGCATCTAAAGCTTCATTTACAGTTGTTGCTGCAGCAGAATCAATTGTGCCGCCCCAGTTACCAACACCCCATCCATAACCATAGGTTTGTTCTCTTGGACCAACAGGTTCATAAAACTTACAAGTTATAGAACCACCTGTAGAAACTGTAGCTGTAGCAGCAGCAGTTGATGTAATTGTAAAAGTTGTTGTACTAGGTGCTGTGATTACTTGAAACTTAACATCTTCAAAATTAGAAGCGCTAAGACCTGTACCACTAGGTAAAGTGACACTATCTAATTGCACTATATCTCCTGCTTTTGCTCCATGAGCAGAACTTGTGGTAATTGTAACAGAAGTTGATTCATCTGTTGTGGCCATTGTTGAAGAGGTTAAAGAACTTTTTATAGGTGTAATATCAAATAATTGACCTTCAAAGTATAATAATAAAAACTTATCCGTTCCAAGGGCCACGTATCTATTACCATCTAGATCTGTAAAAGGGTGCTGTGCTCTAACAACACCAACTATTTTATCAGGTAAAAGAGAAGACCAACCTCCCACCTTTTCAGGTAGTCCATATCTAAATCTTACATTATTGGAATCAATGAAACGACGTTCAGCACCTTTAGTGGTGTCTTGTTTGTCTATACCAGGTAGAAAATCTAAGGTAATGAGAGCCATTTACTCTCCTTAAACTTTATCTTTATAAGACCAACCACGAGTCGCGTTTAAGAAGACTAAGGTAAAAGCTTCTCCGTTTGTTGAAACAGTTAAGTTAGCAGCTGATCCATTTATATTAGAACCATTTCTTGCAACAGTTAAATTATTAGAACCAAAAGATCCTTTAGCATCTATAAAGGTAACTTCATTACCTACACTAGGAGATGCTGGTAATGTTATTTGTCTAGCCGCGGCACTCGTATCTATAATTAACTGATCGTTGTTTACTGCTACATAATTTCTAGCAATAGAATGATAACCTTTCTCTACAGCTAATTGAACTATGTTTGTTCCATCTGAATAAACTAACATCTTAGAACCCACCGGCATAACAACTCCAGAACCAGAGGCAGTTTTAAAAGTTAAAGTATAATCACTTGTGCTTCTTGATGTACCATCTTCTATTAAATAAATTTTTTCTATGGAATCAGGAACTGTAACACTTCTGTTTGCTGCCAAAGTGCCTGTAAACTTAATAGTCATATTTCTTCCATTAGAAGAAGCACCATTACTAATTGATAAAGCTTGATCGGAGGATGCCACATCTAAAGATAAAAAACCACCAACAGCTTCTTCTACCAATTGTAGATTAGTATTAGTTGTAGTTCCCCATAAACCAGCTTTTTCACCTGTGGTGATTAATTCAAATTTTTGTGATGTAGAAAATGTTGATGCCATATTGCCTCCAAATTTATATTATGTTTCCACGTTTGTCCATGTTTGACTTGCATTCGTATCAATGTCATTCCAAGTAATAACACCAGGACCGTTAACAGTTGATGTTAATAGGTTTGTTCCTGGAAGTATAACGGCCTTAGCCACGATTGTAACCGTTCCACTAGCCAAGGTTCCTGCTAAGTTAGTCGTGACAGATACGTCCGAAGCAGCTTTTGGTGTAGCACTACCTAAGCTAGATGTAAGCGCATTGGTGGTAACTAATACATTAGCAGTTCCTACAAAGCTTAAATCACCAATAGATATATTAGCTACTTGAGTTCCTGGAGTAACGTCAGCGTTAGCCTCAATCGCTGAGATGTTTCCTAAAGCTATACTAGCTTGAACGCCGTCTAATATTACAGGTTGATCAGAAAATTCTGAAAAAGCAAATTGACCAAAAGGTGCTACACCTAACACGGCTATGCTCCTGGTTTAGTCGGCCAAGTTACTGAGTTTATTTTTTCTACTGTGTCTAATCCTGTAGTAAGGTCTCTTAAATCTTGTCTATATTTTTTCTGTGCGTCTGTCATAGTATTATCAGAGGCACCCCACCAATCTGTTTCTGTTAAAAGAATATTTCTTTGTACCCTTAAATTATCCAATGATCTATCAAACTTACCGTCTTTCAAATTTTTCATATATGCTATTTCTTCAGCATTTGCATCTCTTGTAGTTGAACTTCCGTCAACATCATATATAGCAACTTTATGTGTCATACTTCATATCCATATACTGCAATTTTCGTAAATCCAGCACCATTTGCATAAGTTTGACTTGAATCAGGTACAAAATTTAATCCTGTGCATGAAGTGTCATTTGTATTATGACCACCTAATGTTTCTGTTATCCAAGCACTATTGCCCGAATTTCTATAGTGTGTAATTCCAACAAATTTTGTATCAGATGCGTTAAATGGATTAAAAATATCCATACTTACCATTGGTGCTTCTGCAGCATTTGATGATGCGTATATTGATTGTGTGACATGAAATCTCCAAAATCCTCCAGCTCTTTGTGCCCCTCCAGCGCTTCCTGTATAACCAACAGATGAATTGGTGTAATTTGTTGTCACATTACTTCCACCTGAATCAATTAATCTAAAAGTTTGTTCACCGCTAGTTGATAGTAAACCTATTCCTGATGCAATTATTCTATAATTTTGATAGGTAGCAGAAAAAATATTTGTAATATTAAATTCATTTACTGCTGTGATAGTGTGAGATGCTATTTTAGTTAATCCACTAGGAACACCAGTAACAGTTCCGGTGAAAGCAAATGTGTTAGCTAAATTAATTTTATCAGAACTAATTGCATCATCTGCAAAAGCTCCTGCGGGTAATGTATTAAGTGCCATGTTATGCTCCTATTAACCTATATCCATACGCATAAGTATTTTGATTATTAGAATCTAAATCTACACTACTACCAGCTTCTTGGTATATAAAAAATTCTACATAATCACTTGACCCATTTAAACTTGTAATAGTTGAACACTCAACACCATTATAATAAACTTGTTTAAAATAACTTTGCACTACATCTGAACCATTTACCCTTATAGCATGATAATTATTTTCAAAATCACTGCCAGTGTTTAACCTTGTGTGCATACAAAAATAATATTGTCCCGATACTTGAGGTGTAAATCTGTAATTAGTGGAACTATCAAAAGCATTATCAGTATCTAAAATTTTATTATTCCATTGTATTTTTGTAGTAGCATCATTTGAAATACTTTGATTACCACTTCTAGTTACAAGAAAAGCTGGAGTATTTTTTAACGCAGCATTATTTAGTGTTACAGTGCCTGACCCATTAGAGGTCATGATGGCATTATCACCACCGTCAGCGAGTATATTTACTTTAAGCTTACTGGTCATCTATGCTCCTATTATTCTATAGCCTTGAAAAAAAGTAAAGTTAGTATCATTATTAATGTCACAATTTCCTCCACTATCTTGTTGGGCGAAACATTCAACATAGTCAGAACTACCATTACAACTTATTATTCCACTAACCATATAATTTTGATTATCATTTCCGTAAAAATGTCCTTGTAAAGTTCTAACTGCATCACTTCCATTTTTTCTTAATTTTATTTGAATACCACCTACACTACTGCCTTTATTAAATAACATAGAAGCATGGAAGAAAAATTTACCAGCTACTGTTGGTAGAAATCTTTTATTGCCTGTGTCGTAATTAGAACTTGTATCAAAAACTTCTGTATCAAAATTTAATTGTGTAGCAGTTGCATGAGCAATAGATTGTGTTGCATTCATAGTTACATGAAAAGCTGGAGTATTATCTAAAGTACCTGCGGGTACTGTAATAGTATCACCACTCTCACCAATTGTAATTGATGAGCCTGACTGCTTTATAATCTCATTTACCTTTAACTGCGATACCACTCAATACTCCTTATGATTTAGGGTTTGCGTCTTTGACAGCTTTAATTCTAACTTTCCACGCGTCTAAATCTTTATAGATTTCATCGAGTTGATCTCCGATGTCTCCATAAGCAGCTCTTCGTGTAGCTCTTACTGTGTTGTTTGTCTCTTCAGTGTTACCTGCTGTTTCGTATGTGGCAAGTTGTGAATCTGTAGGTTTGTCCAAACCAGAAATATTCCATTTCTTAATATATGGGCCCTTACCATCAGAATCATCCTGAAGTAAAACATCTTTTGTAAAGTCTACGGTCTTTGAATTAGCTGCGCAGTAAAGTTTTACCTTTGTGCTTAATGATGCCATTGTTTACTCCTATCCACTAAAGTTTGCGTATGACACAACCTTAGCTCGTTCTGCCGCTCTTTTTGTTTTTACATCAGAAGGCATAGCTTTTCCGCCCTCTGCTTCTCTAATTGAATACCAATCAGTTGATGCAAGATAAGCTTGCGCTGCTTCGTTAATTGCTTTTTGATCAACGAATGCATCTTGTTTATCCATGTCGGCTTTAACTTTTGTCCAAGTAACAGCTGTAGGCTTAGAGCCAAAAACAGCAGTTCCATTGGAGTCAGCGCCTGACACCCACTTGACGTTAGCATCAAATTCGGCTTCAGTCTTGACGTCACCTGAAATGACGAATTCATAGGAACCGATTGATTGTATTGCTTGTGCACAATCTGCCATTGTTTACTCCTTATAATATGACCAGTGTTCCACCACTGGCTACGTTAATTGTCTGTCCTGAGGACACTGTTATAGGACCTACTATACTAGCATTTTCAGATGCTGCAATAGAAAGTCCTCCTGTCAAAGTTTGTACATTTCTGTATGCACCTTGAATACTTGTCAGCTTTGCTGCTGTAACTGTTGCGTCACTTGGAGTTCCTATATCTAAAGTATCTCCAAATATTTGACCAGAGAATGTTGCACTACTTGCAGGTGCTCCCGTGAAAGCTATTGTACCAGGACTTGATCCTGCTGTAAACGCAGTTCCCGGAACCTGATAGACTCCATTAATATGAATAAAAATCTGTGCTAGTGAACCGATCGTTTGTGTGGTGCCTCCAACAGCTATCGTAAACTGTGTTGTTGATCCATTAAAGCTACCACTGATATCATCAATGACGGCAAAATTACCTTGAACTGCGGGGTTTCCTATGTATGCCATTACTTTGTTACCTCTGTTGGAAATTCGTATGCTTGTACTTTTTCTACTG